CGTCGAGTAATCGTTGCTAGCCAAGCTCTTGGATTTGAAGAGTTGGTAGCTGGTGCAACTGGTGCTGAGCCTGTTGTCAAGATTGACTACATAGCTTAATACTTAAAAGTATAGAAACGAGGGGGAGTATATTCTCCCCTAAGTTTTTACTAATGGACTTATAAATGGCAAATTTAATAACTTTAGATGATTATAAAACTTCCGAAAAGATCGAAAGTACAAAGGATGACACTCGTCTAAATTCTTTAATTGCTTCCGTGAGTCAATTAGTAAAAACTTACTGTAATAATACATTTGTAGACTACTACTCTTCCAATAAAACAGAAGTCTTTAGTATAGGAACAGCAGCTAGTTCAGTGCAGCTGTCAGAAAGCCCCGTTAATACTATTGTATCTGTAAAAGAACGTACAGGCATTAGCTCCTCTTATATTGCTTTAGCAGTTAATAGCGAGTACTACTTAGATACTGTAACAGATAGTATTTTCCGATCTAATGGTAGTACTGGATACAAAAACTTTCCTACTGGCCCAGGCTCAGTAGAAGTTGTTTATAAAGCAGGTTGGAGCACCTGTCCCGCAGACTTGAAACTAGCAATAATTGATTTAATTAACTATTATCATAAAGATGAGCATAAAGCTCGCCAGACTATGCAAGGAGCCAGTACTGCTAATAATAGCACTTCTAGTCAAAATGACAATGTAGGCTTTCCAGACCATATTAAAAGGGTTCTGGATTTGTATAAAAACTACTAATGGCTAAGAAAAGCTTAGATGATTTACTCGAAGAGATAATCACGCAGGTTAAAAAAACTTCCTCTGCATATAGGAATTTTACAAGTAATAAAAGAGTTCATGGTATTACTATAAAGGCTACAGATATTGCAAGTCAGGTCGAACAAGAATTTATGGCTTTATTACAAGTTGATAAACTAGAAGCAGATACAATAGCGTTTATAGCAAAAGAGTCAATTAAGTTTAGTAAGAAACTACATGAGGCCTTTAAGAACTTTGATATAAACAATACTAAGTGGACAGAAGTACAGGACCTTACCGACGATACAACAAACTTTACTTTTAATTTAGTACCTAAATCAGACAAAAAAGCGTCTAGCGTGTTCAATGCTTTTAAGAAAGTAAAACAAGCTGAGCAAAAAGACTTTAATGCTAATTTAGAGGCAAGATTAAGGATAGAAAACGCTGAGGTTGCTGATGATAGAAAGCCTCTGCCCGATGCACAAAAAGGCTTTTTAGATATAGGACATGAAGGAGGTTCTTCAATATCTGCTCAAAGACTAGCAGCAGTTACCGGTACTATAGGAAGGTTTGAAATATCCACGAAAGATGGAGGTAGTGCAGGTCGTAATTTAACTGCAGAAGTACAGAAAGCATTAGACTCCATGGAGTGGTCTATAGAAAAGTCCGAAGGAGACCCTAAGGATACTGTCTCTATTAAGATGGAAAGTAAAAAAATTAATAGAGACAATAAGACTGAAGTACTACAACTTAATAAAACTATAACTAAAATAATTGAAGATATGAAAGAAGACATTACACTAAGTGAGAGTTCTGATTCTTCCATAACTAGAAGGCAGAAAATAATATTAAAAGCTTTTTCTGATAAGTTAAGAGGAAAGAAGTCTGTTAAGTTAACAGGTTTTAAAGACACACTTGAGCCTTCTTATAAAGGAAAAAATAAGAAAAAACCTAATAAAGCCAAAGCATCTTTATCTTCTTTAGCTAGCGTAGGCAGTAAAAAAAGTAGGAGAAGAAAAGCCCCTAACAAAGGTGTTTCTAGTAGTCCTTTAGCTATGATAACAATGCTTAATAAAAAATTACCTGACACTGTAAGAAACAATATGGGTTCTCCAAGACTAGAAAATGTAACAGGTAGATTTGCAACAAGCGTAAGAGTTACTGATATAATGCAGACTCCTCAAGGCTTTCCAAGCATAGGCTATACTTATCAGAGAGATCCTTACCAAGTATTTGAAGATGGTAGTTCAGGGAGTTGGTCTAATGAGTACAGAGATCCAAGAAAATTAATTGATAAATCTATCCGAGAACTAGCTGCAACAGTAGCAACAGGAAGATTCTATACTAGGAGACAGTAATGAACGAAAGGCAGTATACTACAAGACGTTTGGGTATAGTAGACGCTCTTGTTGAACAGTTAAAAGATATTGATGGTTCTGGGCATTATTTAACTAATCTAGACCAAAATGTATCGCCTCGTCTTAAATTTTGGGACGAAGTTGAAGAGTTTCCGGCACTGCATTTAAATGCAGGATCTGAAACAAGGCAGTATCAAGGTGGAGGACATAAAGATAGATTTTTATCGTTAACCATTCGTTGCTACGTAAAAGAAGAAGATTCGGTAGCAGCTTTAGACGCCTTGTTAGAAGACGTAGAAACTGTAATAGAATATAATTCAAGACTCAAGTATAAAGATCGCAATAATGTTGATCAATATACACAACAGATCACAGTCATTAGTATTGATACAGATGAAGGTGTACTTGAACCACTAGGAGTAGGAGAAATGCTCGTAGAGGTTCGATATTAGAAAATACTGGCACGAACAAAAGTTCACGTCCATGTCTTTTCAAGATAACATAGGAGAATAACTATGGCAAATGATTTATTTTTTAGCAGAGACACCAAACTGGTTGTAAAGTGCGACTCAACCTTTTTTGAGATTCCAGTATTAGATGGTTTCTCTTTCTCTCAAGCAACAAACTCATCAGAGGTAACTCTGTCCGAGATGGAATCCACAGCGGGTGTATCGCGTCGAGGTCGTAAGATGTTCAACGACTCTATGGCACCAGCCGAATGGTCTTTCTCAACTTATGTACGACCCTTTTTATCCACGGTAGATGCTGTAACTGTTCCTACCGGACTTGGATGGGATGGTGATTCTGCCTCCGTTCACGCAGTAGAGGAAGTTCTCTGGGCAGCTCTAGTTGGAACTGCCGCATTTACGGAAGGTACAGCTTCTGCTGACGCTTCTTGGGCTGATAATATTACTTATAACACTACGGCTGATGCAAGTTTTGACACAACTACAACCGAAAGAATGAAAATTGATTTCTTAGGGTCTAACAAATCTTCGTTAAAGGAATTAGAAATTTTCTTTATTATGGGTTCAGGTACTTATAATGCAGGCACCCACCAAGTATATAAGCTATCTAAAGCAGTAGTTAACTCTGCAACAGTAGATTTTGATATTGATGGTATTGCTACTATTAACTGGTCAGGCTTTGCTTCAAACATTACTGATGAAGGTTCACAACCTACAGTAACTGTTGCGGAAGGCTTATCAGCTACTAATAACTTTATTCGAAACCGTTTGACTACTTTAGCGGTTAAGAACGCGGCTGGGTCTCCTTTCGCGGCTACCTATACTCTGACTCTGACAGGTGGTAGTGTTAGTTTTGAAAATAATATTACTTATCTAACTCCAGACACGATTGGTGAAGTAAATAGTCCTATTGGTCATGTAACTGGTACTCGTACTATTGGAGGTAACTTCACTTGTTACTTGTCTAACTCATCAGCTGGAAGCTCAGACTTGTTCGAAGACCTAGCCTCAGCTACTACTACGGTAACAAACGACTTTGACTTAACCTTCCATATTGGCGGCACTCCTCCAGCTTCTACAATAGCCCCCCATATGTCAATAAACCTGCCGAATTGTCACTTAGAAATTCCAGCGCATAGTATTGAGGATGTTATTTCTATTGAGACTACATTCAGTGCGTTACCTACAGATATTGCAGGTGCGGATGAAGCTGTTATTGTATATAAAGGTGTAGCAGCAGCGTAAAAAAAGTTCTTGACATGGGAGGTCTTTTGGACTATACTATGTAATAGAAAATCAGAGCAGGGATGAATTTTCATCCCTGTTTTGTTTCCACTAATAAATAATTAAAGGATAAAGTAATGACTGATACCCCCATTTCTCTAGCGAGTCTTATGACGCCTAGTAAAACTGTAACACTGGACTTTCCCGGCTATAATGATATGACAGTAGATCTCTGTTATTTAGCAAGAGAAGAGTTATTAAAATTAAGAAAAAAATGTGTTACTACTAAATTTAGTAAAAAAACTCGTCAACCTGAAGAAATTCTTGACGAAGATAAGTTTCTTATAGAATACTGTAAAGCAGTAATTAAAAACTGGTCTGGCCTTAAGTATCGATACTTAGAAGAGCTTCTTTTGGTAGATATCTCGGCATTAGACAGTGAGGACGTGCTTTTATACACTCAGGATAATGCTGAGTTACTCATGAAAAATTCAGGAGACTTTGATACCTGGGTTACGGAGACAGTCAGCGAACTAGAAAATTTTACTGGGAACAAATAGGGGAGATAAACTCCCTTCTTGAACGCTATGTAAAAGAATCTACCCAGATTGATGTGGATAAATATCTCTTGATCTGTGAACAGCTGGGTGAAGAACCAGACCCTGAAAAGATGCCGCTAGACCTTTCGGATTTTCCCGTTGAGGTCCAGACGGCATTTTTTATATTTGGGTTATTAGAAGATATATGGGATGGAATGTCTGGCAACTACTTTGGTAAGAAATGGGATACTTTAGAGTACTTTTTTAAGTTATATGAAGTAGAACAGCCAAAAACGATTTTATATATAATGAAATCATACGAAAGTATCATAGTTAATGCTAGAGCACAAAGCGCAGAAAAGAAAAGAAAAGCTGAAGAACGTAAATCGGCGGGCGGTGGAAAAAATTTCACCCATAATGTAAAAGGCTAATGGCAAAGAATAAAGTTGAAATTGATGTAATCATTGACGACAAGGGCACTACCGGAAAGGTGGGCTTGGGCGCCAAAGCCGCTGCTAAAGGTTTAGACGATACAGCTAAATCCTCTAAAGATGCACAAAAAGGCATAAAAGGGGTAGCTGGAACTGCCTCTGCAGGCGGTAAAAACTTTGCAGGAATGGCACGAGGTATGGACGGTGTCGTAGGAGCTTATGCAGCTTTTGCAGCTCAAATGTTTGCTCTTAGTGCTGCTTTTGGGTTTCTTAAAAGAGCTGGAGACTTAGCTGTTATGCAAGCGGGTCAAACAACGTATGCAAGTGCTACAGGTGTTGCAATGCGCACACTTACAAATGATATTATAGCAGCTACGGGTGCTCAAATAACCTTTAGGGATGCTGCTCAAGCAGTTGCTATTGGTACTGCAGCAGGTGTTACTACAGACCAATTAACAAGACTGGGTAAAGCCGCCAAAGATACTTCCGCAGTACTAGGCAGAGATGTAACAGACTCTTTCAATCGACTTATCAAAGGTGTAACAAAAGCAGAACCAGAATTACTAGACGAATTAGGTATTATTCTAAGGCTTGATACTGCCTCTAAAAATTATGCAGAGACACTAGGAAAAAGCGTAAAAGACTTGACTCAATTTGAGAAAAGCCAAGCAGTTGTAAACGAAGTACTCTCACAAAGTGAATCAAAGTATTCTAGAATACAAGACGTTATGGGGGGCTCACAAGCTAATCCTTTTGCTCAGCTTGGAAAAGCTTTTGATGATATAATAATGCTGATTCAAAACGGACTTCTTCCTGTTTTCGGATCTTTAGCAAAAGTACTTACAGATACCCCTATGTTAGCTATAGCAGGCTTTGGGCTGTTAGCTAAAGGTCCTTTAAAGGCTTTAGGGTTCAGCATGGATGGACTAGTAGTAAAGTCTGCTAAAAGTGCCGCCACTGCCAAACTACACTGGGAAGCTGAAAAACTAGGTGCTTTAGACGCAAAAAAAGCAGTTGAAATATATACTCTTGCTCTGCAAAAGCAAGCTTTAGCTGCAATGCAAAGTAAAGAAACACCTAATGTCGGTAAATCAGCGATTATGCAAAAAGTAGGGAAAGGAACTGCTTTAAGTAAAAAAGAAACGAGTCAACTTGCAAACTCTTTAACTCTTGCGAAGAAAAAAATAGGGGCAGATGGAAAGGTAATTTCAGGAATTTTCAAAGGGTTTACTAAAAAATCTCTTTTAGAATATGAAAGAATGGTAGCAGGATTAGGTGTCGCAAACAAAAAAATGTCTGTAGATGCTAAAGTTGCTACTAAAGGTGTTAGTTTCTATTTTGCATCTATGTCTGCTTTTGTTCAAGGAGCTGCCGCAAAGATGAGTGCAGCAATGATGACTATAATGAGCTGGGCTGGATGGATTTCTTTGGCTATAATGGCACTTATGATGCTCAAAGATGCATTTATTAAGCCAAAAGATCTTAGTGACACAGAAAAAGCTTTTGATGCATTAAGTGACAAAGTACAGTCCCTTAACCAAGACTATCTTAAGCTAGTCGAAGTTCAAAGAATTATGATAGAAAATCAAGACCAAATAGGTTTAGTTAGTATAGGAAGCGCTCTTGGAAATATTGCAGGTGCCGTAAATCAAACCGAATTTTCTAAAATGTTAAGTTTCATGGATGAGTATAACGCGAAGTTAAGACTTGTGCAAGAAACACAGGCTAGACAGGCCGCACTAGATAAAGCTTCTTCCGGCGCGACGGGGGGCGGAAGCGTCACGGTGCAAAGAACAACAGTAGAAGCAGAAGCTAGAACTTTTGTAGACAATGATAAGTTTAAAAAAGCTAATGCAGAATATAGAGTTTTCATAGATACTCAAATAACTCTAACTGAAGACCTAGAAAGATCTTATGGAAAATTTGAAGCATTTTCTGAATATGGAAGGGCTCTCAGGACTATTGGAACAGAAGGTCAAGTTTCAGAAAAAGTCTTGCAGCGATTAAAGGTAGCTACGATGGAATTAGGTACGGAATTCGCAAACTTAAGTAAGTTGCAAAAAGCTTCCATAACAGCAATGGCGGCACAAGTTACAACCTTTGCTCCTCAGACTGCTGATTTCCGAGCAATTAAAGATTTTCAAGCTGAACTTGATACTCTTTATAAAACGCAAGCAGCAGAAGGTAGGGGCAGGAAAGACGGCTGGGCTTCCGCTGGCTTTGGAATGGCACTGACCCAAACGGACACTAGAAACGACGCAGAAAAAGAGCAAGATGCTAGAGTATTGCAACTCGAGAAGGAGCTTGCCTTTGTTACACAAGTAGGAAAAGAAAGGCATAAGCAAAAAATGCAAGCAACGCAAGCGAATACTGCAATGGCCGCTGCTTTAGATGTGCAAGAAGTTACTGAACGAAAAATAAGCACCTTGAAAGCTACTGAATTAAGTAAGCTAGCTTTAATTGAAAAAGCAAATGTTGATCAACGAGCCTTTGACGACTTTAAAGCGAAGCATTTAGGTGAGGTTACTACTGAGATGACAAGAGAAGAAGAAATACGCACAGAAATACTAAAAAAGTACGGCATAGAGCTTAACACATTGCGAGAAAAAATACAATTAAGTCAAGAGCTTCAGACAGTAGAGAAAACGATTAATGAGTTAAAAGTAGATCAGAAAATACTATCACAACAGAAAAAGCAATTAATTTTTTATAAACAAAGTTTAGATATAATGAAAAGACAACACAAACTTAGAAAGGATATGATAGATCAAAATATTAAAGATTCTGTATCAGATCAGGAAGGTCCTGGAGGCGGTCTAATATATCGCGAGCGAATAGAAGCAGAGGCTAAAGCTCAGGCAGCTAGAGACGCTCTTAATGATCAATCAGCACAAGGCACCAGGGCCCTGATTGAGGAAGAGTTTGCCCAGAAAATAATGCTTCAAAGGTTTGCAAATTCCGAAAATATGATAAAATATAAGATAATGGATGCAGAACTAGAAGTACAAAGGATTAAAGCTAAAAATACCGCAGCTGATTTTAGGAGGATTGCATTAGAACAGAGTATTCTAGCTGGGGAGTCTATGCTTGATTCCGCCCCAGGTTACACAGGAACTATAGACACACCCTCATCTTTAGCTGCTAGAGCAGATTCTGAGGAAGCTGCTCGTCAAGCGGGTGTAACTGACGACAATGTTAGAGTCCTTGGAGTACTACGGACAAGCATAGCCAGTATATTGGACCTGGCACCTGAACAAGGAAAGGCTCTAATAAACCTTTTAGGCGAGGAGCAAGCAGCTAGAATTTTATCTGCCACGCAAGCAGTCACCGATCTTGAGGACGCCGCAGCGAAGCTACAACCTATGGAAGTACTCTTAAAAGACTTGGGTACAAGTTTTCACGATAATATGGCGGGTGCGTTTACGGCCATGGTTACGGGTGCTAAAAGTGCTAAAGATGCTTTTGCAGACATGGCAAAATCTATACTTAAAGACTTAGCGGCAATGATTGTAAAAATGATGATACTACAAATGTTTAAAGGTACAGCATTTGGTAACTTTCTCGGATTAGGAGGACGAAATGGTGGAGTATTTGAGCAAGGGAAAAAACTTTCAGGATATGCCACCGGAGGCGTAGCACGAGGGTCAACTTCAGGTTATCCTGTCATGATGCACGGAACCGAAGCAATCGTTCCTCTTCCTAACGGAAAGTCTATACCTGTAGAAATGTCAGGAAAAGGCGGCGGAAATAGCAGTTCAAATAACATTGTAGTCAACATATCTACAGATGGACAAAGCAGTAAGTCAGGAAGCACAGGCCCCGATATGGACAAACTAGGTGGAGCAGTAGCAGCAGCAGTACAAGTTGAATTACAAAATCAAAAACGATCGGGCGGAATACTTAACCCCTACGGAGCAGCATAATGACAATAGGTTTTATATATACAGGTACAACATACGCAACCCCTGATAGGAGTATGGCAAAAGCCAGCACCCCACGGGTACTTACTGCTAGTTTTGGGGACGGGTACGAGCAGCGTATTGCAGATGGAATTAATACTTTAAATGAAACTTATTCCTTAACTTTTGCAACTCGTTTAAAAGCTGACATTGACGATATAGTTGCATTTTTAGATGGTAAGAAAGGAGTTTCTAGTTTTGTTCTTACTCTACCTGACACAAACAATACTACACGCACAGGCGAAAGAGACGTCAAAGTAATAACAACAACTTATTCAACGACATACGCATATGATGACTTTTATAGTCTTTCAGTATCATTAAAAAGGGTTTTTGAGGCATGAGTAACGTAATTGCAACAGACGTACAAACACAAGAAATTGATTCGGGACTTGTCGAGTTATTCGAAGTAACATTGCCAAATGGAACTACCCTATACTTTCACCCAGGCATAGACTCTGACTTAACAGATGTACAGTTTCGGGATAAAACTGAGCCCGCTAATCCAGTAATTGCAGGTACTTTTATAGTTGGCACTATCTACAGTATAATAAATGCAGGCACTAACGCAGATCCTACTAACTATACATTAATTGGAGCAGCAAATAATACTGCAGGTACTACTTTTACTGCTACAGGTGTAGGGTCTGGAACAGGTCAGGCAACTCAGGTTAACCATACTATTCGTGATTATATTCCAATGCCTATGGTAATAGATGGTTTAGAGATACAAGCTGACGGAGCGTCTAGCAGACCAGCTTTTACCATTGCAAATATAGGTTCTTTATTTCAAACAGAGTTAGGTAATTTTAAAAATGATGATTTAATAGGCCAAAGAATTAAACGTCGTCAAACTTTAAGAAAATATTTAGTTGGAGGTGCTCAAGATGCCTCTCCTCCAATAGAGTTTTCTACTCAAGAGTATATAATTGATAGAGTAGCAGACGAGAATTCACTTTCTATTACATATGAAGTAGCTACCCCCTTTGACTTAGAAAACATACAGATACCTAGGCGTATTGTAGTAGGAAAGTATTGTAGCTGGAAATATCAAGGACACGCTTCCGGAAAGGGTGGGGGGTGTACGTGGAATACAGATGGAGCAGTAAATTACGATGGAGATGGGACTGTAAGAGCTCATAAAGCCTACTTTGACTTTGACGATAAACCTCTTGTACTTGCAGAAACTTTTGCAGATTATGTTGCAAGTACCGCCTATACAACAGTATCTTATGTTACTCATGCGGGTAAGTTTTGGGTCTGCACTGTTGCAGGAACAGGCAATACCCCCTCTATAACCTCTAGCTTTTGGAAAGAAGTTCGTAAATGGGCAGAGTGGTCTTCAGGAAGTTCTTATGCATTAGGTACTCTTGTTCGATATAATGGAGTAACAATATGGAAAGCTACGGCAGGAACGGTGCCAGCCGGACAAATACCTACAGGCACAAGCCCTTACTGGGTTAGAGAAGAAATATGTGGTAAAACACTACAATCTTGTAAAGCTCGATATGGGTTTAAACCTTCAGTATTAACAAGTGCAAATCAAAAGCCAGAAGGCTCAACGAATCTAGCTGCTCGTTTACCTTTTGGATCATTCCCTGGAACAATGAAATATTAAATATGAATCAATTAAAAGAAATAGAAGAACACTTTAAGACGTGGTATCCTCAAGAAGGCTGTGGAGTACTAGCAGTAGTTAAAGGTAAAACAACTTGGTTTCCTTGTGATAATGTAGCAGAAGGAGAAAATGACTTTATTATAGACTCAAAACAATACATTAATATTGGACATAGATCAGATATTATAGGTATAGTACATAGTCATCCTGACGGAACTACTGAGCCGAGTGAAAATGACATTAAGTACTGTAATGCAGTAGGAATACCTTACTATATATTTAGCTATCCTCAAATGGATATGAAAATATTACAGCCTATACGAATTAATAAGTCTCTTTACGGAAGAGAGTATGAGTTTGGTGTTAATGACTGTTTTGAAGCAGCAAGAGACTACTATATTTCAAACGGGCTAGACATACCTAGCCGCCCTCCTTTTGAAGATGATTGGTGGGAAAAAGATTTAGACTACTTTACTGACGAGTACATAGGTACTTGGGGCTTTGAGAAAGTAGAAGATAATATGCAAAAAGGTGACTTACTCATTTTTACAATTAATGCTTTAGTAGGTAATCATTGCGGAGTGTATTTAGGAGATGATATATTTTATCATCATGCCGAAAACAGAATATCCTGTAGGGAAAATATCTACCCTTTTTGGAAAAAGTATATAAGTGGGGTTTATCGTTATGCAACATAGTGTGTATTTACAAGGAGAATTGGGAGAAAGATTTGGCTCTAAATTTATTGTCAATACTAATGACTATGCGGATGTTTTTAAATGCATAAACGCAAATAGACCTGAGTTTTTACCTTATGTAAGAAAGTGCCATGAAGAAGATATAAATTTTATAGTTGAGACAGAAGATGGCACCATTGATCAAACAGATTTGATAGTCCCTATCTGTAAAGGAGATATAACTATATCCTTAGCACCTGCAGGCTCAAAAAGTGGTATAGCAAAAATACTTGCAGCTATTGCTATTATTGCTATTATTGCTATTAGTGGAGGCTTTGCAGGGCTTGGAACGGGGGTAGTAGGAGCCGCGGGACCTATGCAGGTTGGTTGGGCAGTAGGAGCAGCCGGAGGCTTAAGTACGGCAGGTAGTATGGTAGCCTTGCTCAGTATAAACTTAGCTCTAGCAGGTATGCAACAAATGATGGCACCTGATCCTGCTGTAGATAAGGATGCGCCGACTAATTATATTTTTAGTGGAGGAGCAAATACCTCAATAGAAGGTGACCCTATTCCTGTCCTTTATGGGGAACTCAGAGTCCCTGGCAGACCTATAGCTGTAGATATACGCCAAGGGGGAAACGGCTCTGGAGGCACTCAAACTATTCAAGACGCAATAAACAATGTAACTCCAGATGCTGCAGGTAACATTAACATAGTAGCACCCAAACAGCAGCCCTAATAGGAGCCCAATAAAATGATTAAAGGTTTACACTTCCCCAACTTCGACGCCGACTTTAGCTACTTAGCGAGAGATAGACAGACATTATCAGTAACAGATTTAATATCAGAAGGTCCTATTTACGGACTTGTTGATGGAGCTGCTTCCGTTTATCTAAACGACGATAGAGCTGTGCCTCTTTCAGAAGCGAGTAGTTATTATAGTCAAAGTGCAGCTTTGGCCGCTTTCACAAACGGTTCTACTTCTGTCACTATTAGTGGAGCAGGCGACAATCCTATTGTAGAATCAGAAGCTGGAATTAAGTACTTAATTGTACGAGCAGGATACGGAACTAAACAAGTAACTGCTACTGATGGATCTGCGGGTAATGATAACTATGCCGTTACTGCTACTCTTACTACTCAGAATACTGATAGCTTTTTTACTGCTGATATGGTCTCTTCGCCTGCTGATGTAGACACGCACGTTCCCGCAAGACTAGGTATAGTGACTCAAGCTGGTGGATTTGGTGACGGTGCTTTTGGGGAAGGTTGGATAATTAAACGAACCAGTGCTTCTGTAGCTGAGTTCGTTCCTGGTAATGCCTCTGGCCCTTCGGGACTATGGATTCCTGATGGTGTTTACTTTTTGGAAGTGGATAAAATAGTTAAAATTTCATCTGTTTCAGGACAAACTGTTACCTTAGCAGCGGCGTGGACAGGTGCTACAGGTAGTTTTAAGTTTGATGTTACGGGCGCTATTGTTACAAAAGTAGACCCCATAACACAGTCGCAGACAACCAACCACGAAGGTGTAACTACTCAGTTCAGGGTAGGCACTTTGGCACAAACCCCATTCAGCGGTCGAGGAGGAAACGGATCTACATCTATAAGTAACAGCCCTAGCGCTGGAGGCTCTTTGCAACAAAGTGATAACTATGGAGGTGACGACGCCGCTAAAGTCTTAGTAGGAAGCTCAGCCGCCGGATTCAACCTAACTGCTAGCCAGTTACAAGAAGTTGATGAAGCTCGTTTTACTATTGCGTATGCAAGTGGTCACTATGCAGTCAATGGTAATGGAGGGGATGATCCTACATTTACTCAATATAGAACACAGATAGCAATTAAAAAACCTGGAGAAAGCTCGTTTGAAAACTTTCAAGTACTAAAGCACCCTTTGACTCATAATAGTATGGATAAAAATGCTGCTAGTTATGTTGAAACAATAGATTTAACAATGTTTAGACCTTTTTCTGACTTTAAAATACAAGTTGAAAGAATAACGGACCATGAAGGTCCCGCTATTAAAGAGATAAGAGCAGACGGTACCGCTAGGACCTTCCATGATTGGACGCAAGTTACTGCGTCCGCTTTAACAAATACAACATGTGTTATTAAAGATATATTAACACACCCCTTTAGCGCAATAGCTAACGTAACTTTTGATACCAAAAAGTTTCAAAGCATACCTACACGCTCATACCATCTTAGAGGATTAAAAGTATCCGTTCCTTCAAACTATGTGACAAGAGAACAGACTAGCGACGGAGTTGCTAGCTATAATCGTAATATTACTAGCGGTGCTATTACTAGTTCTTATCAAGATTGGGATGGTGCTTTTGCATCTGAAAAAGTTTATACAAATAACCCTGCTTGGATATTTTACGATATACTTACAAATAATCGTTATGGATTAGGGGACTTTCTAAAAGATACTGATGTTGATAAATACGCTCTATACAGAATTTCAAGATATTGTGACGCACTCGTTGATGATGGAAAAGGTGGTTTAGAGCCTCGGTTTACTTCTAACTTATACTTTACTAAAGCGGCAGATGCTTATAAAGTACTTAAAGATATGGGCACAGTATTCCGTAGTATGCTTTACTACATTGACGGTAAAGTAATCCCTATTATGGATGCACCTTCAGGCCCTGTTTATAACTTTACAAAAGCTAATGTAATAGACGGTGCGTTTTCTTATGAAGGTACAGGCAGTAAAACACGGATTAATCAGTGTGTTGTTACTTGGATAGATCCTGAGGCTAACTACAAAGCTTCTCCCTTACTTGTGGAAGATAGGCTTAACATTGCTAAAACTGGCACAATTATTTCTCAGAACGCAATGGCGATGGGAGCAACTAGCGAAGGCCAAGCTTTGAGATACGGTCGATGGAAATTATGGACAGCAGCTAATCAAAGAGAAGTTGTTAATTTTTCCACTGCTTTAAATGCTAGTTTTCTTATGCCGGGCGATGTTATAAATATACAAGATTCAGATAGGTATGCAGTACGTATTGGTGGCAGAGTATCAAACTCCGGCACCACCCGTAGTGTTAGTTCTATTCCTTTAGACAGCACAACGAGTTTAATATCTGGCAGTACTTATCAGCTATCTATAATGTTTGTAGAACCTGGTGCATTTGCTACGGAAGATGTTACTATTAGTGGTGTTAACTACAAAAAAGGTGACTTAGTAAAGCAAGCTTTTGTTACAGGCAGCTCAAGTTTACAGAATATAGATACGGAAGTTAAAGCTTCTAATGCTCGTCTAACAAACGGAGGACTCCCTTTAGTATTATCGTGGTCAGAGCATACTCGTGTTGAGACTCAAGACGTAACCGCAGCGCTTGCTGGAAATAGTGTTGATACTATAACAGTGACTACTGGTTTCTCTGCAGTTCCACCTGCAGAAAGTATATGGGTACTTACAGAAACAGCAGGAGGACTAACTGTTTTAGGCTCTGCAAAAGAGTACAAAGTATTAGCTATTTCTCAAAGTGCTAAAAATGAGTTTGGTATTAGTGCCGTTGAGCACTATGATGAAAAGTTCGCAGCAGTAGACGAAGACTTTACTACTTATATAGCAGATAGTGTATATCCTGCAGTAAGACATAATGATGTAGTTCCTCCTGTAACAGACGTATATGCTACTAGCGTAATGAATCCTGATCTTATAGGGGAAGAGCTGACTATACAATGGAGCCCTCCTAGAAACGTAAGTGCGCTTGAAGGTAACTATGAGCATTTGGCAGGTTATGAAATACACCATGATTTTCCAAAAATAGAAAACCCCATAACAATTAATAATAGTAATCAGACTTCTTGGAGTGTCGAAGGAATAATAGATGGTACTTATAATATAGCTGTAAAAACAATCAATATACTTCAAAATGTTTCGGTTCCTACAGTGTCGGTTGTAGTAGTAAGTGATAAGTATAAAGAAAACATACCACGCCTTCCTGAAGGAGTACCTTATGGAGGTACTACAAGTGTAGGCTTTGGATTACTAAGTTCTTCTTTTACGTTCCAAAATTATCAGTACGCTGTAAAAAGCCCTAGTGATAGGGCAGCTCTTATTACGAATACAAGTACTAGTTCTGCGGCATGGCAGCAAAGTTGTACTAATCTACCTGTAATAACTTGGTCTGAAAGTAGTAGACCTGCTTCAGGAGGTTTTATAGATGAACACGCGTATATTCTTATGGATGCGAGTGATAGCAGTGATCGTCTGAAACTTGTTAAGTATCATAAGCCCGCTTTATCCACTCCTTTCTGGTATGATATGGGTTCTGGAAACAGTACTAAGTATGGCTCAGCTTTAACAGGTACTTTCAGCAAAGCTGCTGGTACTACTAAAGTTACGGGGTCTAATACTGCTTTTTTAAGTCAGATTAAAGATGGAGATAGCCTCAAACTTAATAACACAGAAGGTTACAAAGTAGCCGCAGTAGTTAGCGACACACTTCTTTATGTAACAAATAACTTTAGTTCTTTTGTTAATGTATCAGCGTACCTTCCAAATATACGCATAGACTATGCAAATGATGTAATCATTGCTCGAATTTATAGAACATCAAGTGGTCTTGTTATTGGAGAAGTCTACACAAAGATTGACGCTGTTCTTAAGAAAGCAAAAACTATGATTGAACAAGATGGTATTGAGAAGGAGCAAATAGCCGAAAACGCTGTTGGTACTACCGAGATTGATACTTCCGCAGCAACTGGAGGAACTTTTGGAAAAGCAGTAGCCGCATTAGGAGCTGCTAGTTTTACTACTATAGATGCTAATGTGTTAAATGCTGACTCTGTAATAGCGCGAGAAGTACAAGTATTCCCTAGTGGGGGTACAGCTCCTACTATTAGTGGAACTACACTTTCTGGAGCAGGTATTGATCTTAAACAAGATGGTGACTTATATGTGGGTAACGCCGCTGCAAATAAATACATATTCTGGGACCAGTCCGCTGGTGTAATGACTTTCCGTGGAGCTTTAAATGCTGGAGATATTTCAGCAGGAAGCATTGATGCTGATCGCATAACAGCTAGAAGTATTTCTGCGGATAAAATTACTGCAGGTAGTCTTACAGCTACTGAAATTGCTTCTAACGCTATTACTACTGTTAAACTTGCTGCAAATGCAATTACTACAAATAAACTTGCTGCAAATGCTGTAACTGCCGCTGAAATTAACGTATCAAATTTAAGCAGTTTAACAGCTGATCTTGGTACTATGACTGCAGGTAGTATGACTGGCGGAAGTTTAAAAGGCGGAACACTACCTGAAGCCTCGTCCGCACCAACGGGAACTGAGGCCGGTACCTTCATGGATCTTAGCGGTGGTAGGATGGTTCTCGGAAATGCTAGTAAGTACATTTGGTGGGATGGAACAAACCTAACAATTAACGGTGTTACAATTAGTAACGCAGCTCTGTCTAACTCTTCGGGTATTGCAACAGAAACTTTTGTAACTAATGCTATTAATGCTTTAGTAGCTGGTGCTCCAGATACTCTCAATACTTTAGATGAAATAGCAGCATCTATAGCGGATAACTCAAGTTTTGCAGGAGCAATGACAACTTCTCTAGCGGGTAAGGTTGCTACTAACTCTGCGCAGTCTTTATCTAATATTGCTAATGCAATGACAATTAGTGGTAGCACAATTACTTTAAATCGCGGTAACAGTAGCACTGATACTGTGACTGTACCCGATACAAATACTCAATTAAGTACAGCAGAAGTAAGATCTAAATTTTCAGCTGGTACAAATGTAGCAATTAGTAGTGGAGTAATATCATCTACAAATACACAGTATTCTGTAGGCGATGGTGGCTTAACAACTAAAGACTTTACTACTGCCTTATTTAATAAATTAAATGGTGGTACTTTTATTACAGATAATAGTCAGATCGCTAATACTAGAGGTTATATTACTACTAGTAATAATTCTGCTGCTGCGACTCTTGGAGGCATTGCAAGATCTGGCTTTGTGGAAACAAGTAGTAATCAAGCTCTAGGCACGGGAGCTAATGTACTAACTGTTAGTGGTAGCACTGTATCTCTAGTTAGAGCTAGTGGAGATACTGATACTGTGACTCTACCTAACGATAATACACAGTATTCAACAGCCTCCTCCTCTACGCTAGGACTTGTAAAAATTGGCTACTCAGAGAGTGGTAAAAACTACCCTGTTGAGTTATCTAGTGGACAGATGTTTGTTAACGTACCTTGGAGTGATACTAATACAAATACTACATACGCGGCGGGGACTGGAATTACTCTATCAGGTACTACGTTTAGCAACGCTGCGCCTGATAGAACAGTTGCTATAGCAGGAGCAGGAGCAACGACTGTAAGTGGTACTTATCCTAGCTTTACCGTTACTAGTACAGATACTAATACTGACACTACTAACTTTAATATTCAGGCTGAAAGTGGGGCTACTGAGAACATTTCTGCAGGCGAAACTGTAAAATTTACGGCAACTGGAGCAGCTACTGTAACTCGTAGCGGTAATACTGTTAATATTGCTTCTGTTAATACAAACGATAATTACTTTGTATCTTCTTTAACGTGGGCAACAGGTACAGGAGTGCTTACTCTAAATCGATCAGGACCCGCAGCACTTACTATAGACTTAGATGGTCGTTACTTACCGCTAGCAGGTGGAGCACTGACTGGAGCTCTTACTACAAACTCAACTATTGACGGTCGTGATGTAGCCGCAGATGGTGTTACAGCCGATGCAGCCTTACCTAAAGCAGGTGGTACAATGTCTGGTGCTCTTAATATGGGTGGACAAAGTATTACAACATCAGGAAATGCAAACATAGAACTTGATCCAGGTGGTTCTGGTGTAGTTATATTTAAAGGTAACTCTACAAAAGGTGCTGGACAATTTAAACTTAATTGTGAAGCTAATACTCATGGTATTACTATTAAAGGCCCTCCACACAGTGCAGGGGCTAGCTACACGTTAACACTTCCAAATAATGATGGAAACGCGAATCAAGTATTAAAAACAGATGGAAGTGGTGTAACAAGTTGGGTAGATCAAAGTAGTTCAGGAGTAAGTACTATACAAGCTGGCAGTGGTGTCGGTGGTATCATCGTGGGCGGCGGCACTTCTGCTACTGCTACTCTCTCAGTACATGCCAATCTTGAAGCAATAGCAGATGCAGATCAAGTTGCTAGTTTAGCTGTAGATTTCTTAGAAGCAGGAACTATTGTTGCAAATAATATCACAGCTGATACTATTAATGCAACTCACTTAGCTGTTTCTAATAATGCGAATCAAGCTAGTAATGCAGGTATATATTTTGACCCTAATGGTGTGATTACAATTAGAGATAGTGCAGGAGCAATACGAGTTAAAATTGGAGTACTTTAATAATACCTTAAAAAAAATAATTCTTGACATACAACCTCAACTTAGCTATAATTCTGTAATGGAGAAAATGAAATGAGTGCAGCCCGTTATGACCTAGTTATCGACCAAGGATCCGATTTTGCGGTAGAGTTTACAGTAGCCGAGTCAGGTGTAGTTAAAAACCTGACGGGATACTCCGCTCGTGCCCAGCTTCGTCCATCTAAAGGTTCTTCCACTTTATCTGCTAGTTTTGTGTGCACTACGCCCACCCCTACTAATGGTAAAATAAATATGTCACTTGCAAATGGAGTATCAGCGGGGTTAACTGCTGGCAGATACTTTTATGACCTTGAAATACATACAGGGAGTAACGTAATAGTAGCTCGACTTCTTTTTGGTGAGGTAACAATCACTCAAGAGGTTACAAGGTAATGTCGTCCCATTTAAATAATGATGGTACTCAAATAACGGTATCAGAATCGATAGTAGGTGTGACTGTACTAGAAGATATTACAACAATCAATATAGTTCCAGCTGTAACTACAGTCGAAGCAAAAGGTTTAGCAATCGGAATTGCAGACTCTAATGCAATAGGCTTTACTCCTTATGCTACTATTACAGCTACTAGCGTGCAAGGCGCTTTACAACAACTTGCAGACCAAGATTTTCGTACAGCGAGTACCCCAACTGGAGCAAATGTTCAAGAAGGCGACACGTGGTATGATACAGATGATAATCTAATGAAAGTATATCGCGAAATAAGCACAGGAGTGTTCGGTTGGACTAACTTAGTCGTAACAGACCTGAATCAATCGCTTGACGCAGGAGCCTTTTAAGGCTGACGGAGTTCCTCAATGGCTCAAACAATTCTAATCAAGAGAAGTACCAGTACGGCAACTCCTAGTTCGTTATCGAATGGTGAGTTAGCGTATTCAGCAGCATCCAATAAATTATTCGTAGGTAGGCCTGGCGGCGGTAGTGGTGACATAGATGCTATCGGTGGTAAGTATTATACTGATATTATAACTGGCGCAACCAACGCCAACACAGCAAGTAAATTAGTTCTTCGAGACGGCTCCGGCAACTTTATTGCTGGTACTATTACTGCAAATTTAATCGGTACTGTAACAGGTAATGCAGCCAGTGCTACTATCCTTGCCACAAACAGAAACTTTAGTGCTTCTGGAGATCTTACAGCTCCTTCCGTAGCGTTTAACGGCTCTGGAGCCCTTAATTTAGTTACTACACTAGCAACTGTAAATAGCAACGTAGGACAAGTAGGATCTGCTTCTTCTATACCTATAATTACTGTAAACGCGAAAGGTTTAGTTACTGCAGTTTCTGCGGCAACTGTA